ATTAAAAGTATTAGTGTATATAATAGTATTAGCACTTACTATATCATTATTAGGTAATAATAAACAATTAAAATAACAGTATGAACGTAAACGATTTAATGAACATGAACGACATGTACTATGTAGGGAACATAGTTGATGTAGATGGTGATGGATGGGTAAGTAAAGCTGAAGCCCAAGCTATATTAGATGAAATATGCGATGGTGAAGATAACAATAAAGTAATCGACTGGAACGGAGTATATGACTACGGTTACGGTGATGAATCACCTGCTGAACATAAGCGTATGTTAGCTGAAGTGGGAATTAAAATATAGATGTGACGGGTCAGAATAATAATCGTATCTTAATAACACAATTAAAAATAAAATATGACATTAATCAGTAACAAGTACTTAGAAATCCATTTAATTAAGGGTATAGTATTAGGTGTAGCTAAAGCGGATGACGATTATGCTCTAATGCTCGGGTTCATCGTGATTGAATTCAAGCCGCAACGCAACGTTAAGTTCAAGCGCGGCACGCATATCGGTAAGCCGTCCACGTTCTAGTGGGCGCACGGGCGTCTGGGCGTCTGGTCACACGGGCGCCTGGGCACGCGGGCAAACGGTCATCGGGCGCGTGACCGAAAAAGGTTTCGGAGTCGATAGCGGGGCGATAGCGATACAATAGCGAAGTGCTCCCACGCTAATTGCGGTCAATCGACGGGCCACGGTCATCGTAAAAAAACTATGGGTATTCTCAACAGAAACACCACCTACAACCATCGATGAGGTATATACGCATATACCGTTTTCGAAAATACCCCTTTACCCCACCTTTGCAAAATCCCAAAAAGAGGTCTTGAACAAAACGAGTTTCAAGTGGCAAAGTATATACGTTATATTTCCATTAAACAAAAATAAAGGTTATGTTCATTTACTATTTCATCATCAGTGGATTAATTATGGGTGTTTGGGCGTCATATCGCCAATACCAAACATCAGATATCAGCGTGTTAGATATCCTATTAAATTTAGTTGGATTTATGTTAATTGGGTGGATAATGTTACCCATTACACTTATTGCATTATTAGATAACATTAAAATTAAATAAATGAAACAGTTTATCGTATTATTCTCAGTATTAGTATTATTCGGTTGTAGTAAAGACGCGTTACAATACCCGTCACCATTCACCAATGCAATCAGTGGTCAAACACAAATCACAATGGGTACGCCTAAAGACGCCCGTGGTTATTTCCACTATAAGTTCGATAGAACAAAGTCGTTCAATTATACTAGCGTTTACGCCGAAGCTACGCGTATCACTAACGAGCGTTATTTATATAACGGTGTTTCAGTCGTTGAAAGTACGTTTGACACCGACACTTACTGGGTGTTTGATACTCTCACCGTCACTATTCCATTATATAATCCGTTTCGCTCATTATACTCTTCACCATATTTCACAACTCCACTGTCTGTTGGTACAAAAACCGTTACTTTGTCGCAATATCGCAACACTATTGTACCATTAATAGCTACTTCCAGCACTTACTTTAAGGAGTATGATGCTCGTATGGATGAATATAAACCGAGTGGAAATAATATGTGGACAAAACAATTAATTGGTCCGATTCCAGCTCAATATCGTGGGGATACTATTAAGATATACGTTAAAACATATTGGGAGTGTGGCAATTATTCACTTACTTATCCCGAACGTACCGAAAAAATTGATTCACTTAGTTTAATTATTGATTAATGATACGATTAACACACGACGAGGCTAAACAATATCGCCAACTTAATAGCGAAATTGATTTTAAGTATAATATGAAATCCGCTATTGCGTATACACTTACTCCAATTGAGGGTGAAGGTGGATGGGAGGAAATTACATATTATGGTGCTGCTTGGGTGGATCCAACTAATACACCTCAAAACCCACACTATGTTTATGTGCTTTGTAATCCATCTGTGCCTGGAATATGTAAAATTGGTTACACTACCACAACAGTATACGATAGAGTACGCCAAATTAATTTAGCTACTGGCGTTATTACACCATGGTACCCAACATTTGCATATAAGTGCCCTAACGGCCGTATGTTGGAAAGTGAAATTCATAATGAACTTGAGAAATTAGGTGCACGGGTCAACAATAAACGTGAGGGTTTTTATATGTCATCTGATGATGCACGTAAAATTATTGAAAAATTAGGTTCTAAATATCAAAATCAATTAAATGGCAAAGATTAATATATTAATGATGGTTATTACTTGGGTATTTGGTCATATTTTAATTTACCAAACCCACCATTACTTAACGGAAACTTATGTTTATAACATTCCTTTCATAATAGCATTATTTTTTACCGCTATGTACGCGCACCATCGTTTGTTCCATCATATGACTTTTAAGATTTTATCATATTTATAGTATATACGGATAGTTGTATTAGAGTAGAGTCCACAAATTTAACGAGTGGGAGCTACGTCTTGTTCAACCTATTTATATTTATTGATAACAATGACAGTATATAAAATTAAATCGGAAGACAAAGCTGCGTTTTTAAATCGCTTAGAAAAGTTGAATATCAACGTTAATTCTAATGATTTAAAAAACAAAAATAAACTTCAAGATGGAAGTGTAATTAGTTGGTTTGAATTAACTGTTACTGATCCTGAACATGAACAACAAATAAATAATATTATAAACCAATCACCCGCAATAAACATAATAAGCGAAATGGAAACTAAAAAGAAAAAAATGACTAAGGACCAATTAAAAGAAATGGTTCGTCAAGAATTACAAGCTGTTTTAGCTGAAAAGAAAAAAGTTAAAGACGAAGATAAAAAAGAGAAATTAGACGAAAACGAAGTTACTTTAGAAGAATCTCCAATTGTTGATATCTTAGGTATATTAGCAGGTGTTGGTGGAATTGGTTTAACTGGTGCTGCTATTGCAAAAGCACAAGATATGCTTAAAGCTAAAAATCCAAAATTATATAATGATTTAGCTAGTATCAAAACATCAATTGCTAAAGCTGATCCTTCTAAGAATTTAGAAGAAAATGAAGAAGAAGTAAATGAAATGATTGATCCATCTACAGTAGCAGACGTGTTAGGCGTATTAGCAGGTATGGGTGGTATTGCAGCAAGTGCAGTAGCTATTGATAAGTGGCAAGAAAGAATTAAAATGAAGAACCCAGAATTGTATAAGAAAATGCAAGATCTTGGTACTACAATCAAAAGAGCAAAAGGTATTCAAGACTAATATAGTTTAACATTATAACCGATTGAGCGGCTTGTGAAAACAGGTCGCTCTTTCTTTGGTTCCGTTATTTTCCGGTCGTATATTGAGGTTAAAATACTTAAAACAATGAGATACAAAGACTTATTATTACAAAAGGTTGAGCAATTAGACATAATGATCAACAACCTAAACTTGATTGCTAGAGAAGGACAGGTTACAGATAACCACTTCGAGCAGTTAAAAGAACAAATTGAAGAAATTCGTTACCAAATTTCATTAGAAAACGAAGATTAATATGCTTAGCCAAAATTGGCAGGAAATATTAACCTACATTGAATCTAATGTAAAGGATCCCCACCGCACTCAGCTTCTTATTTTATGTAAGAAGTTTGAAGTGCATCTAAACTTAAACTCTGCCCCGAAACCTAAAAAACAATCTAAAAGGGATATACAAAACAAAATTGTATCAGAAAACCCTAATGCAGATAATTTACAAAATATTTTAAAAGGATTTTAATATGATTACATTTATAGTTTCACTTATAATTACCCTAACTTCAGGATATATTATTTGGAATCTTCTTAGAAAAGTAGAAAAATTAGAAGACGTAACTAACGAACAAAATGAATTAATTACTACTCTTACAGCTAGTGTAATTAAAATTGACGAAGTAATAACACAATTGGATTCATCAGGTGCATTTGAAAGTGATGATGAAATAGGTACTTTCTTTGAACAAATTAAGAATATGAGGGATGTTTTATTAGATAATTTAGCTAAAAAAGAAGAAAATAATGTATAATGGATATTACGATGGTGGTAATTTTGATGCTGCCAAATACCTAGAGGATGAATTAGGACCTGCTTTAACTAAGAAAGGTCGTGTACGTAAACGTAAACCAAAACAACCAAGAATTTACTTTACAGAAGATACAGAAAATGCTATTGTTCAATATCTAGCTGAAACTGATCAAGATCTTCGAAATAGAATATATAATGAAAGAATTGCATATGGTTTCTACAAATTAGCAGAAAATATCATCCATACATTTAAATTCTATTATACCGACACAGATACAATTGAGGAATTAAAACATGAGGTGGTAGCGTTTCTTCTTGAAAAACTTCACCTATATAATCAAAATAAAGGTAAAGCATATTCATATTTCGGTACAATTGCAAAGCGTTACTTGATAGTTTACAACCAGAACAACTATAAAAAATTACAAGAAAAGGTAAATATGGACGAAGTAAACGACGAAAACGATATCTTCGTAGACAATAACATAGGCTTAGATGAAGAGAAGAATGAGCTTAATATGTTTTTAGATCAATTCGTTGCTTATATAGATAAACACATCTACACGATATTTCCTAAACAACAAGATGCTAAAACAGCAGATGCTATTGTTGAGTTATTCCGTAAACGTGAAAATTTAGAAATATTCAATAAGAAAGCACTATACATTTATATACGTGAAATAACAGACGTCGACACACCTCAAATCACTAAGATTATTAAAAAGTTAGACGTTATTCGCCTTAAATTATTTAATGAGTTCTATGAACATGGGTACGTTAAAATGTAACCTTTGTTTTTCTCATATTTATACGTAAATAATACATAAATATTATGGAAAATTTCAACCAAGTTATATTTGGTAAGAAGACATTCTCGGACTTATTGCAGGATATATACAAGACTACTAAGAAAACTGAAGATAGAATTGAGGAATTGATACTAGCCCTCAAACCATTTATTAATTCACCAGCGGAAGCTGTAATGATTGTGCCACTTATTAAAGAATATTTAGACGTTCAAGTAAAAAACAATGACCATTTAGTAAGAATGGCATCAGTGGTGCAAAGAGCTATGTCAAATAGTGCAGCAGTAGGTAGTAATGATTTATTAATATCGGAAGAGGAAAAAGAACAATTATTACTTGAAGTTAAAAAAATGGGTGAAGATAACAAACAACTAGAAAATGTTGATGTTAGTGCTAACAAAATATTAGAAAATGGTAACTAAATACGGTCTATCTTCTTTACGTAATTCCCCATCGTCAGGTGGTTCTCCCTTTAAATTTAAGGTAGGTAAAGTATTTGCTACTGTAATGGATGAGAAAACCCCCTCTAAAAAAGTTTTTGATCAATGTGGTGGGTGGTCTGGAGTAGGAACAGTATTGTTTAAATTCTACCCAGCAAATAAAGCAAAAGATAATTATGAGGAAAACAAAACAAGTAAAACTGTATTAGGTTATTCAACAGCTAAACCTCTTTTTCCAAATCAAAAATATATTCCTCTAAATGGGGAATTAATTTTAGTTTTTTCTTTACCTTCTATAAGCACACAAGGAAGTAAAGCTAATAATGGTCCTTCATATTATTACATGACAAATATTAATTTGTGGGGTAATAACCATTCTAACTCTCAAACAGCTAATCCTGAACATCCTTTAGGCTTGGGGTTTGATGAAAATCCAAATATACAATCTCTTTTACCTTTTGAAGGTGATTATATACTTGAAGGTAGATTTGGAAATACTTTAAGATTTGGATCTACAAATAAAATTAATACAGGAGAAAATTTTTGGAGTAATAGTGGTAGAAACGGGGATCCAATTACTATTTTAACTAATGGTCATAAATTTGGGAGTGAGAAATTATATGTTGAAGATATTAATAAAGATTCTTCTGCTTTATATTTAACTTCTACTCAAAAAGTTCCTTTAGAAGTATCTAAAACTAAACTTAATCCTCTTACTACAACCTCTTTACCTAACAAATATATAGAAGGATCTCAAGCAATATTAACGGCAGATAGAGTTGTTATAAATTCTAAAACAGAAAACGTATTATTATTTGCTCAAAATAATATTGAATTATATACTAAAAATACTATTAGTTTAGATGCTGATACTAGAACAGTAATTAATTCACCTGTTATATTTTTAGGAATGAATGGAAGTCAAATTCCTGAAGAACCTGTATTATTAGGCAATGAAACTGTTTTTTTATTAAACACATTGCTTACAAGCTTATCCACATTCAGTACAATATGTTCATCTGCCTTAAATGGATCAAAGGGTTCTCCTATGACTCAGCTTAACACAGCAGCTAGGGGGTTAAAAGAATCAGTTGATAATTTAATTCCAAAATTAATTGATATTAAATCACAAAAAGTAAGAGTAGCCAAATAATGTCAAATACAGTTAACATAGCAGGATTAGCATCTAATATAGCAGCAGGTAAGGGAAAATTAGAATCTATTAAAAATAATCTAAATGCCTCTAAAGTAGCAGACTTAGCTATTGAAAAAGGAAAACAGATGACATCAGGACCTGTTCAACAGGTTTTAAATGATATTGAAGCAGCTAAAAAGAAGTATGATGATTTAAAAGCAAACACGTATGATAAGTTTAATGATTTAGATAAACGTATTATAAATAAATCTATTACTAGGGAAGAAGCAGATAGAATTAAAGGTATAGTACAAGGAAATTTTGAAGAAGAAGAAAAGGACTTAAAAGAATTTATAGATAAAAAAACAGAACAATATACTAAGTTAGTAGAAAACAGTAAAGAGTCTATTAAAAATAAGTTAAAAACAGCAGACGAGAAAGTTAGAGGATTTTTAAAGAAAAGTCATAAAAGGGCTAAAAGAAAAAATGGAAAAATACTAAAAGATTTATTAAAAGGAGCTCTTAAGGCTGCTAAAAAGAATCCGGTTCCGGCCATAATGGCAGCTCTAACTATAACATGTCAATTAGTTTCTGTAAGAAATAAAAAAATTGAAGAATTAGTTGATAGTGTAAATAATGTTATAGATAATATTCAATCCAAAGAGGATGTTAAAAAAGCAACTTTATTAAGAAATAATGCTATACGAATTATAAGAGAAAATGAAGCTAAAATCAACTCTATAAAGGGTACTTTAGAACGAATAGCATTAATACTATCAATATTAGATATTATTTTATTCTTAGCAGATATTCTTTTACCAATTCCTGTACCATCCCCAGCACCCGACGTTGTAACTCCTTCTAAAGAAAAATTTAGAAAGAAGTATGAATTAGCTGTTGAGATTATAACTAGTTTAATAGCAGCTATTGCTATTATAGGATCGTTATTAGATAGAATTATTGAAGAATTAGAAGACCAAAAAGAAAGACTTAAAGAAATTGATGCGTTCTTTGATGAACCTTCTAATTTAGCAGCATTTGACAGAACTGATTTAGATAAAGCTTTAGCAGCTATATCACCATCAGGTAATTTTGGGGATTTGGGCACAGGATATAAAGGATTTAGATTTGCTCTTAAAGAAGAAAATGATTCTAAATTCATTGTAGCTGGAAATAAACGTCGATATGCAGTAGCTCTTAATAGAGATGGTAATGAGGTACTACAATCTTCTCGCTCATTTACATTAGACCCAGATATTCTTATTGAAGAACTTAAATTAATCATAGATCAACAAAATCTCAAACCTTAATATTTATTGTTATGGAAGCTAAACAATTTAAATCATTAATTAAAGAAGCAGTACGTGAAGCCGTTCGTGAAGAACTTGGCTTAATGCTGTTAGAACAATTAAAGAGTGGTACAACACCACAACAATCTCAACCACTTACTGAAGGTCGCTCAATGTCATTTGACAGCGGGGATGTACATAGTGTTGGTATGAGATCCCAAATGGGAAATAAAATGGCCGAAATGTTTGGAATGCCAGCAGCTGGAGCGGGAGTTAAACCTCAAACACAATTAAAAGTAGACCCAACAAGTGATAATCCATTTGCTGCGTTTATTAATGATACCGCTGCTAATCTTAGCCCTCAAGAAATGAGACAAATGTTACAAGGAGGATAATGGCAGTACCTAAAACATACCGTATAGACCCTAGAGATTTGCAAAAAAATATTGCAATTGGGGTTGGTTTGCCTTTTAGTTTACCTTCTGCTTTTAAAAGTACATATAGTACTAAAGAACAGGTAAAATATAATTTGATTAATCTTTTATTAACTAATAAAGGTGAACGAGTTGAAAATCCTGAATTTGGTTGTGATATAAAAAAATCTATATTTGATTTTATTAATAATGAAAATGTTAGTAAAATTAATAATAATATAAGAACGGGTATAGCAATGTTTGTTCCTGAAGTAAATTTAGAGAATGTAATTATTACCCCAACACCTGATCAAAATACAATAAATGTAAAAATAGAATACAGTATGAGAATTTCAGGTGAAGCCGATGAAATACAAATTAACTTTGAATAATGTCCGAAACTAAAAACATATCATATCTAAATAAAAGCTTTAGTGACTTTAAAGCCACATTAATAAAGCATGCTAAAACTTATTTCCCTACAGCATATAATGATTTCTCAGACGCATCTCCAGGGATGATGTTTATTGAAATGGCATCTTATGTAGGTGATGTATTATCATTCTATTTAGATACTCAGTTCCAAGAAAACTTACTTTTATACACAAAGGAAAAAGATAATGCTATATCTTTAGCTTACGCATTGGGTTATAGACCTAAAATGTCTTATGCTTCCTATGTTGACTTACAAATATCTCAAAGAGTTCCAATCATAACAAACATATTAAACAATACAGACATTCCAGATAGCAATTATTATATTGTTATTCCTGAAAACAGTGTTGTAGAAAGTATTAATGGAACTAAGTTTTTAACTATTGAATTAGTTGACTTCTCTAAAGAAGAAAATAGAACTATTGCTTTTGAAGAAACAGGATATTATAGAGTAACCAAAACAGTAAAGGCTATATCAGCTGAAATCAAAACAACAACTGTTGATTTTGGTAATACACCACAAAAGTTTACTAGTACTACTATATCTGATAATAGAATATTAAATATATTACAGGTTACGGATGCTGGTAATAATATTTGGTATGAAGTTCCATATTTAGCTCAACAAGGTATTCCTCAAAAAACTACTAATCCAACATACAACTCGGATTCAATTCCTTACTTATTAAGTTATATTGAAACACCTAGAAGATTTGTAACAAGATTTAAGGAAAATGGTGATTTAGAATTACAATTTGGAGCAGGCACAAATGCAGCTTCAGATACTTCTATTTTACCTAATCCAAATAACTTAAATTTAGGTACAGATGCTAATGTATATGATCCAACTAATACATTTAATAGAGCAACAGTAGTAACTACAAGAGAATATGGTTTAGCTCCAACTGGTGTTATGACAATAAAATATCTTGTGGGTGGTGGTATAGCATCAAATGTTTCTTCTAATGAAATTGTAAATAGAAGATTTAACTTAGCTGATATTTCATTTAATGGAGCTGTATCAACTCCTCAAGATGTAAATATTTTCAACAGCATGATTATTACAAATCCTGAACCTGCTATTGGAGGTAGAGATGAAGATACAGTTGAAGAAATTAGACAAAATACTCTTTATTCTTTCTCTTCACAAAATAGAGTTGTAACTAAAGAAGATTATATCAATAGAGTACTTAGTATGCCTAGCCACTTTGGTGCAGTTGCTAAAGTATATGCTATCAATGATTATGCCTTATCTCAAAACTCAGGAAATGATAGATTATTAGACAATAATCCTTTATCTATTAGTTTATATGTTTTAGGATACAATGCAAATAAAAATTTAGTAACCCCATCTTCTGCACTCAAGAATAATATTAAAAACTATTTATCACAGTACAGAATGGCTACAGATGCTATTAATATTAAAAATGCTTATTATCTTAATATAGGCATTAACTTTGATATTTCTGTGTTACCCACATTTAATAACAAAGAGGTATTAAGTAATTGCATAAATGCTTTAAAAGATAAATTTAGCATTGAGTACATGCAGATTAACAAACCATTAGTTATATCTGATATTAATTCAACTTTAATACAAGTTAAAGGAGTTCAATCAATAACAAAAGTTGAAGTCGTAAATAAATCTGGTGGTAGTTATTCTCCATACAGTTATGATATTCACGGAGCAACTAGAAATAATATATTATATCCATCATTAGATCCATCTATATTTGAAATTAGATTCCCTGATGTTGATATACAAGGTAGAATTGTAACATTATAAAAATTAAAATATGAATTTAGACAAATTAAAAGGACATATTCCTGATAACGTAATTGCCCAAATTCCAGGAGTTATGGAAAAATTCCAGATTAATACTCCACTACGTTTAGCTCACTTTTTAGCTCAATGTGGTCATGAATCAGGCGGTTTCCGTTTAACAAAAGAAAACTTAAATTATAGCGCTAAAGGTTTAATGGGTATATTTAAAAAATATTTCCCTACACAAGCATTAGCTGACGCTTATGCTCGTAAACCAGAAAAAATTGCTAATAAAGTATATGGTGGTAGAATGGGCAATGGCCCAGAAGCATCTGGTGATGGCGCTAAGTACTGTGGACGTGGTTATATTCAATTAACAGGTAAAGACAACTATACAGCATTTGGTAAATCAATCAACGAAGATTTAACAGTAGACCCAACAGTAGTAGCAAGTAAATACGCTCTATTGTCAGCTGCATGGTTTTTCAGTAAAAACGGTTTACATAAATTAGCAGATGGTGGTGCAACTGATGCAGTTGTTACACAAATTACTAAGCGTGTTAACGGTGGTACTATTGGTTTAGCCGATAGAATTAAGCACTTCAAGGAATATCACGCCTTACTAGCATAATAATACATAATTAAATTAGGAGTTTCCGGTTGCAATATTTATATATAGTAACCGGAAACTTTTTTACATGGCCGTATATAAAATATTCCCTGAAAAGGACGCGACAATTTATTCTTACTATCCCTCAACTAATACAGGGATAGACGAAATTCTAGAAGTTAGTACATTTGAAAGTTCTTTTCAAGGTACTAGAGAATCTTCTAGATCACTTATTAAATTTTCAACTAGCGAAATAGTTAATACCATTGCTACCAAGGTGGCAGGAGGTAGTTATAAAGCATTTTTAAAATTATATTTAGCAAGTGCTACTGAAATTCCAACGGATTATAAGATCGAATGCTACCCAGTTTCTGGAGCTTGGGATATGGGAACAGGACGATTAGCTAATTATCCACCAACTGAAAATGGTGTTTGTTGGACAAACAAAACATTAAGCGATACGTGGACTACAGCAGGTGGTGATTGGTTTACAAGTTCGGTTGCTACTCAATCATTTTCATATAATGATGATAAAGATATAGAGTTAAATGTAACTACAACTGTAAATGCATTTTATGCTTATGAAACTAACCCATTTGCCGCTGTTAAGACTAAAAACGAAGGCTTTATTTTAAAACACTCAGGCAGCGTTGAGTTTGCAACTTCAAGCGCCCCATTTGAATTAAAATATTTCTCAGCAGATACTCATACTATTTACCCACCTTGTTTGGAAATTAGATGGGATGATAGTACATTCGTTACTGGTAGTGCTATTGTAACAACTAATCATAAAGCCGTTGTTTCGTTAAAAAACAATAAAGCTGAATTTCAACAAGATTCAATTAATAAATTTAGATTAGGAGTTAGAGATCAATATCCACCAAGAACATTTAATGCAAACCAATTATACATAACTGGGTCCCAATTGTTACCTAGTTCATCGTATTGGGCTATTAAAGATTTAGATACTGAAGAATGGGTAGTAGATTTTGATACATCTTATACAAAGATAAGTGCTGACCCAACTTCAAGTTTCTTCACAGTTCATATGAATGGGTTACAACCAGAAAGATTTTATAAAATACTTATTAAATCTGTAATCGATGGTTCAACTATTATATTTGATGAAGATTATATTTTTAAAGTAATTAGATAATGGCTAGTATAAAAGTTGATAAAACTATTTTAGGGAAGAATAATAGTGTATTAAATACAGATTTTAGTTTCTTTTTAAAAGATACAACAGTACCTGAATTTACACTTGAAGACTTCTTTCAGTTATATGAGGAATTGTTTTATCAAATCCCTAAAGAAGGTGAAATTGAATCTCATAGATATATTCTAACTAAAGAAGCAGAGTACTTAGGAGTACAACTAGCAGACGATGTTGATATACAAGCGTTACTTAATGAAATTACTTCTTTGAGACAACAGCTTTTAGAAGCAAAAACAATTATTACAGACTACACAAAGACTAAAAGATAATGGCCGAAATAAAGATTATAGGGAATATTAGTAACACTGCTCAATCAAATAGATTTGATGAGAAAGACATTGCATTGTTGGGCCAAAACAGAATTATAAATAATTTTGGAACTCCTGATGATTACGTAGAATATCATATACATGATGCTTTAGGTAATCCATTAAGACAATTTTATTCTTATTTATCCTATAAATCACCTTCTGATATTGCCTTAAATTTAGATGGAACTTATTCTTCTTTAGAAATAGATCCTATTGAAGATCTAAAGGATCAATATAGTAATGGTGAATTTCAAACAACATATAACTTTTTTAGAAATAAATTAGGTTTACCTGTTGCTCCTCTTTTTATTAAAGAGATTTCTGATGATAGAACTGAACTTAAGGTAGGTTCTACTTTTTTAAATAATGATTTATTAGGACCAAGAACATTAGCTTTAGTAAATGAAATTACTAATACTCCATATTTAAAGTATTATTTAGCTAACTTTGGGGATGGTAGTACACCATTAGTTATAATTAACGTTGCCTTAGACACAACTGAGGATAATTACTATGCTCTTATCAAATTATATCAACCACTACCAGAGAATATATCTGTAAAAGATACTTTTTGGGTTGTTGATGAAATTATTGATAGTTATACTTTTGATATTAATTTAGATAAATTATTAATATTAGATGAAGTTCCTAATATAAAGGGACCTAATTTTAGTGTTAAAGTTGATTTTAATAATGTAAGTACTCCTTACCACAATCATAATTCATTAATTAATCAATTAACGGGTTCTAATTTTAATTTTATAACTCGTTATTTAAGTGGATCTATTGATATTAATGTAGACTATACTGATTTTAATGATTTTATTAGATTTAGTTCTGCTGAAGCTAGAATTGCTAATTTTAAAGATAAAGTAACTTTACTTCAAAAATATGAAGCTACTTCATCCCTTATAGCATCTAGTACATTATCTACTAAAGCAACAGAATTAGCTTATTATTCATCAAGTATTACCTCTATTGTTACTGGATTTGATGAGTATGAAAAATACATGTACTTTGAATCAAGCTCATATGCTTATCCAAAGACAACAAGTACTAAACCATTTATATTACAACCAGTAACATCATCAATTGTTACTAGCTGGTATAATGACAGAATAACAGCTGCTCAGGATTTTGATTTAGACAATCAAGACCAATTATTACAATTAATTCCTGAATTTGTTCGTGAAGATGAAAGTAATACCCCATACTTAACATTTGTTAATATGATGGGTCAATATTTTGATAATATATGGATTTATTTAAATTCAATTACTGACTTACATAAGAATAGAAATAACCTTGAAGAAGGTGTTTCTAAGGATGTTGTATTTCATGCATTACAATCATTAGGAGTTCATTTATATAATAGTAAAGCAGATGTAGATTTAGATTTAGCATTATTAGGTGCTAATAGTGGTAGTATTGGAAATTTAGATAATATTCCTAAAAAAGATTTAGTTGCTGAGGTATATAAAAGGATATATCATAACATACCATTATTATTCAAATCAAAAGGTAGTAATAAAGGTTTAGATCATTTAGTTAATGTGTTTGGTATTACAGGTAGTATTCTACCAATTAAAGAATTTGGTGGAAATACAAAACGTAATACATTAACCGATAGTAATGGAGATAAAATTCGTGTTATTCCTACTCAAATTACAGGAAGTGTATTATCACCTTATATTAGACTTGAAGAAGAAAGCACAGACATTACAGCAGTTAGGTCAGTAGACTTTCATAAAATTGATATATCTTTTTCACCTCAAAATGAAATAGACAATATATTGTCATCATCTATATCAACAGCTGTTACTAATTTTGAAATTGACAATTATGTTGGTGATCCACGTTTTGAATTAAGTGGTAGTTATCCTACATTAGAAACATTAAGAAAAACACATATTAATTCTAATTTTACTGTAGAATTTGATTATGCTGGTTTTATTGAATTAATAAAGTTCTTTGATAATTCATTATTTAAAATGTTAAAGGATTATGTACCTGGTAGATCAACTCTATTAACAGGTGTAACTATTCGTCCTCAACATTTAGAAAGAATTAAATTTAAAAGACTTCAACCTGGTGTTGTTAGACAAACAGTATATGAAGCTAATTATCAAGGGCCTACAATTGCTGAGGACAATGATTATTTATATAGTTTATTACCAAACGATAGACGAGCATTTTACAATGGGGAATTGAGTGGAAGTTGGCCTGATATCAATGAAAGATTTGAAATTACAAACCCTAACCCATTCTTAATCACAACTACATCTAGCTCATATCAGTTTGAACATACTGATTTTAATGTAACATTAAACAATGCTAGCGGAAGTAGACATTCTATTAAAGTTCAAAAACTAACCCCAATATATTCATTTGTAAGTGGTACCTTACAACAAACAAGCCATATTCAGGTACAAACTGATGTTCAGGATAGTAATGAGTCTTTAAGATCATTTGAATTATCAAGATATAAAGGAGTTAAATTAACTAGCTTAAATTATAACACATATACATCGGCTTCATTTAATTATGAAGGAGATAAATCATATGGTAAAACAGCTGCGATTGATAAGCAAGTTAGAAAATTAGGTTTATTTTCTGAAATTGTTAAAAGTAGATTTTTACCAAATAGAAATGATGTTGTTACAAAATATCTTGTTGATGAAGAAGGTAATTTAACTGAATTAAACCAACGTAATAAAAACTGGGAAGAAGTTCAAAGAACATTTGTTACTGCTGATGATTTGAATATATCATTATTTGACAATCAAAAATACAGTAATCAAAAGAGTTTAGATGGAACTAAACATATTTTTGAAAGCGGATATTCATACACACCACTATTATATTTCTCAGGAAGTGATAGTACATTGTATTTTGAATCAACTATAGGAAATACAGCTCATGAATTAGTAGCATCTCATCCTGTTGGTTTCATAACTAGTTCGTATGGTAATGCACCATCTTATCCTTTATTTACAAGTGGGTCCGATAGAGTAATTTATAATATTTTTACAAACATAACTACAGATATTAACTCAGCAGCTTATTATAATATAGGAAGCACAGGATCCCAAACACACCCTTCATACTCAGTTCCTGAAACCGGATTATATAATATCTCAGCTAGTGTTTCATTAGAGGTAAGTATGTCTAATGGTGGTGGTGTAACTTATACTTTAGAAGTTGTTAGTGGATCTACAGTATTAGCTTCTGGTTCACAATCAGTTACAATAGTAGATCAAGTAACAGGTTCTGTATTTAGTGGACAAGCATATATTGATGATTTTAGTTATAATGGAGGAGATCCAGGTTTTAGAGAATCTATAACTCTTAATGGTACTCCTTATGTTTTAGAAGCAGATATTACTGTTGGAGGAACTGTTGTATTTCCTAGAGGAACTACAATTTATGGGTACAATATTTACAGCTCAGTATCCCTCCCATCTAATAATTGTATAGGATTTGATTGTAATAGCTGTGGTAGTTGTAATGTTAGTTTTTCTAATTACAAGGCTATATGGGGTGCAAGTTCAACTATAACCTTTTTTGTTAATGGTGGAGCATGTACTGCAACACCTCCTGGCATGTATGGAAATCCTATTAACTGTGGATTTTATAGCTATGGTCAAGCAAATCTTTATGGCCAATTTTATGAAATTCCAGGAATATATAATACTGCTGAGACTGCTACTATTAATTTAAATTTAGCAACCCAACAAAATTTAACAGGACCAACTGATAAATTACAAATTCGTTTAAAACAAAGTGGATTGACTATTGGATCTGGAGGTGATTGTTTAATTAAATTTAGTACCGATGGATATTTAAGAATAGCATCAATTTCTAATCAAATTAACAATCTTCCAAACGCTATAGCAGGTGGTGGTGGTTTTATCGAAGGTACAACTTTTACTTCAGGGGGCACAACTAGTAGTATAACATTAAATAGTCAATTATCTAGTTTTGAAGGATATAATTTTATTCCAAACCCACCAACAGGATCTGGGATTCCAGTCCATTCATTATATCCTACTTATGGTGATATAGATTATACATTTAATCCTGGTTATTTTGATTTAATAGTACATTATAATACTAGTGGACAGGTATCTGAATATAGAATTGTAAATAGTAGAAAAGTAGGTGGTAAATTAATATTAGATATTTCCCCATCATTTGATAATAGTACTCAAGCAACTACATTTAGAGGATCTATGAGTAGAATAATATTTTTAAAAAGATTAAAAGACGAAACAAATACAATCATAAATTTCATCAAACGTGATGGTAAAACATCATATGGTTTTTCAATCCCTGAAAATCTTCACCCAGATGTATTCAAAAATATTGATACAATTACCCGTGAAGTAAAAACTAAAATGATTGAAGGTGGTGGGTTAGATGGTGGTACATTATAATAAAATTTAAAATTTGTATATTTATATACAGTAATTAAATACACTATGGCAATATTAAATCCTTCTTATGTAACTGTTGATGCGGTTTTAACCAAAAAGGGCCGCGAATTGTTGGCTCGTAACGACGGTTCATTTCAAATCACACAGTTCTCATTAGCAGATGACGAAGTTGATTATACTTTATATAACCCAACTCATCCATCTGGTTCAGCATATTATGGCGAAGCTATTGAAGCTATGCCAATTATTGAAGCGTTCCCAGACGAGGCGCAAATCATGCGTTACAAATTAGTAACTTTACCAAGAGGTACAAGCAAAATGCCTGTTATTTCTTTAGGTTACTCTTCAATTATCTTGAAACAAGGTCAATCATTAAGCATTACTCCACAAACATTAAATTATTTAGGTGCTAATAGTACTTATGAAACTAATGGTTATGTAATGAGTGTTGCTGATGTTCGTTTAGTGTCTACTTTCACAGGTGCTGGAATTACTGGTGCTACTGTAGGTAATAGTGGTTTAAATACTACAAGCGGTACTAAATTATCTAAAGCAGAAATTGGTACTTCATTTACACTAACCGGAACTACAATTAACACATTATTTGGCACTAGTGCTACTTCATTAACTACTACAATTACTGTAACTGGTAGAGATAGTGGTTCAAGAATTACTGTTCCTTTAATTATCCAAAAAGTTAACTAACATATGTCATTTAATAGATATAACACAGAAGATTCAGTAATAAGTTCAGAAACAGTTGTTAGAGGGTTATGGCCTTCTGATAATGTGAATTTAACATCTGTAGCAACTTCTTCAACTCAAGCATCAGCATCGCAATTTTATTTAGATGTATATAATGCAGGTGAAGTAGTATTCTCTATTGAATATGCTCACATTTCAGGTTCAGGATCAGCTTACTTTAATTCAAATGTAACTAGTTCTACACCTACAAAAGTAGTATATGGTCAGTATAGAAATTTAATTTACGGAAGTGAAACAGCAACTTTCCAAATTGGAGGTTCTACTGTAAGTTCATTTTATGTTATTAACGTAGCAAGATCTCGATATAAAGAATCTTTACATCCTGGTTCTTTAACCTTAGCATTAAGTGGAAGCTCTGGAATTATTTCTTTAACAGATAATAGTACTGTTTTAACTACTAGTCAATTTATTGATAGTAACAGATATTTTAATATTGTTAGTGGATCTGCAGGAACACCTGCTAACACAACAGTGTATGGACATATGTTCCCTGATTTAGGATTAATTGTTTTAAATCCAGGCGCATTAACAGGATATATGACAGCTCCAGCTACATCAACTAATAGTTATGATAATAATAATGCTAAATTATATGATTCTATAAACAGAGCTGTTGGTGGTAGTAGATTCTTCAGATTACAATCTCAAGAAACTATTTCATCTCGTTTCTTCTTTACAAGAATTAAAAACAGTGAATATAATTATACTTCAAATCCATCTATTATTGATAATACAGGTAATATCTTGTATTCAACATTAATAGATAATCCACAAACTTATATCACAACTGTAGGGTTATATAACGACAATAACGAATTATTAGCTGTTGCTAAATTAAGTCGCCCATTAGTAAAAGACTTTACTAAGGAAGCCTTAATTCGTATCAAGTTAGACTACTAATATAAAGAAATGTTATTAAATGGCATCATTCAAAAAACTGAGTACATCAGACGTATTTGTTGTTCCTTATACAGCAAATAAAAATTGGAACCTTAATTTTACTTGTGTCCCTCAGGATGGTGCATATTTTACTATATTCAAAGGAAAGAATTTAACTGGTAGTATTGATTTAACTAACGGTCCTATAACTGAGACTCAATATGAGTCTTTAGTTTATCGTCAAATAAACCATTTATATTACCAGTATCACTCTTCAAGCATTCTTAATTCTCACTCATTGCTAGATTCTATGTATTATGAATCTTATATGACAGAATCAAGTACTATTTCAACTAGTTCTTATTTTGATTTTAATGAGAATCCTGAATTTATAAATAATTTTCCAACATCATCTAATGATATTATTAGGGTAATGTCGTTCAACCAAAACATTTATGGTGAACAAATTAAACCTAATAACTTTATTTTAACTGCAAGTGGCAGTTACCAATTAGCAGATGATGGATTAGGAAACGTATATGATATTTCATTTACAGGATATTACGTACAACCTGGCTACTATGCCCCTCCAGGATATATAGCTGAATTACAAAATAAAGTTCATGTAGGAAATATATTTTATTCCCAAGGTGTAGTTGTTATTACTAACCAAAACTATAAATGTTTTTTACCTACTCCTCCCAATGCTATAAATGATTATTTTAGAGTATTAAACGTACAAAGAGTTAAAAAATTAGATATTTTAGCTAATGACTATATTGATAGTTGTAATTCTACAGCTATCGTTACTAGCTCAATAGTAACATACCCTTATACAGGATATAATTTTCCTGATGTTACCTTAATCACAGGTTCTCTTTTTGTAGATCAATGTGAAACTTTAGGAGTAACACCAGGTAATTACAAATTATATTATACTGTAAATGATAATACTTGTTTAACAAGCAATACAGCTAGCATTAATTTAGAACTTTATAAGTTACCTTTAGAAATGTCTAGAACACACCAACCAATTGTTTGTGTTGGAGGTGTTTCACCTGTAACTTTTTCAATAAATTATGGTATTCCTCCTTATCAATATTCAATTGGTGGTGGAACATATAACAATTTAGCTAACTGTGAGTGGTATCAACCAACAGCATCTACAACAGCCCCTATTGGTAATAATATATTATATATTAAAGATAGTGAAGGAACAATTGTTTCTTCTTCATTTGCTGTAGCAGCAGATATATTTACTGTAACTACAAATAAAATTGATATAACTTGTGGTGGTAGCAATAATGGAAAAATAGCAGTTACTGGATCTTCCACTTATGGAGCTCCATATTCTGCATCTATAAATGGAGGAAGTAACTGGCAAGGATTTACTTCAAATACTTTATTCTCAAATCTATCTCCAGCTACTTATACAGTAGTTGTTAAAGATAATATTTGTAGTACTTCATCTTTAGTTACTATTACTCAAACACCTTCACCTACAGTAACTGTAAATTCAACAACAGCAGATTGCCCTGAACCAGGTCAAGACGTTGGATCTATTAGTATAACTGTTAATGGAGGTACTGCTCCATACACTTATTCTTGGGTTACAGGATCTACAGTAGTAAGAACAGTAGAAGATCCAACAGGATTGCCTGCAGGTTCTTATACAGTAACTGTTACTGATGCTAATAGTTGTACTGCTACAGGTAGTGCTACAATTAGTAGTGTAAGTTCAATATCTATAAACTTAACAGCAACTAATTCTTCATGTGGTGCAGGTAATGGACAAATTTCAGCATCTGTGAGTGGTGGTAGTGGAAATGGATTTAGTTATTTATGGAATACTGGAGCTACAGGAAGTATAGTTACTGGTAGTACAGGAACTTATACTTTAACTGTAACTGATGCAAGTACAGGATGTACATCTTCTGGAAGTGCAACAATTACATCGACACCAGCAGTATCTTCAGTAAGTGCTTCTGTTACTTATAATCAATGTGATAGTAGTTTAGTAGTTACAGCTACTGGAGGGACTTCACCTTATACATTTGTAGCAGTAAATGGAGGAACTACAAAATCAGTAGGTCCTACTACTAGTCCAGGTACTATTGTTTTAAATAGTGGATTAGCTGGTGGTACATGGAATATTACAGTAGCAGATGCTAATGGATGTACAGCAACAACAACTAGAGCAGTAAGAGCTAGAGAATATAGATACACAGATCCAGTTTGTCAAGAATTAAATGGATTATTAATAGTTGATGAATCTTCAGGTGTAGGTACTAACCTTAAAACTAAGGCAAATAATCAAGATACATCTAATTTATTCACAACTAGTGCAGAATTCGTTCAAATACATAATGGAACTACTCATAGCTTTGAAGCTCCAATATTTGGTGGTGATGCAGGATGGGTTGGTAATTATATGTCAGCTTCTCACACAATGTCTGTTTATACTACAGGTTCATTAACATTTACAACTTCTAGTATTGAAACAGGAAGTGCTCATTGGCCGTTCTATAGTTTAACAGGAAATTCAAGTAGATATTATTTAGTTAAAGCTGAAAGTAATTTAGTAACAGGTTCTACACCACCACCAGTAAGCTATAACTGTATTAGTGGTAGTTGTATTGATCCAGGAAATGGAACTGGTACTTATGCTACATTAGTAGAATGTCAGTCTAATTGTGCAGCACCTTCTGCTAGTGCATGTTATACAATTTCAACGGGAACAATACCTGTTACAGGAGGTTCTGGAACAACTGCTCAAGGTACTATAACTGTAACTGGAGGATCAGTTAATGTTTGGGCCAAATATAATTCAGGAGGAACAACATCCGGTATTGCTGGATTCTATATGAATATTGATGGATTTGATGCTAGTGGTACATTTACTATTACAAGTTCAGGTCAAACAGGATATTCAAGTAGTGGTGGTACAGCAAGTGGGTATATAACATTATCACCAGGAACTTATAATTTCTCATTAACAAAATCTGATAACTTAACAAGTGGAAATGAAGTAAGATTTAGTTGGGCTAGTAGTACAGTTACTAATCCTACTTCATCTAGTAATATGAGTGCTTGTGTAACCTATTATACTTTATTAGGACCTACTAACGGATTATCAGGTACTTCTGGTGGGGCTTGTGCTAATTATTCTAGTACTAGAAGCTATTACAGCAATGTAAACTTTATGCAAAGTAGTGTAACATATATTTATGATTCAACTTCACCTACATTAACACCTTTAAATACAGGAGGTCAATGGAAACCATTGTCATTTAATGGCACTAATTTATATGCAGTTATAACCAATTCATCAGGTATGGTAACTAATTATACCTCATGTTAAAATATATTTATAACAAATGATAAGAAGATCAGGAAATAAGATTTATACAAAAGTAACACAATATTTTACAGATAACAGTTCAACTGTAGGATATAGTCATACTCTTACTTCCCCAACTGAAAGCTTTTGTGGAACAAACTTTTATTATGAACAACGTTTAACTAGCAGTTTAGCTAATGGAAAGTGGAGAGATTGCCTATATGGACCTTTTACTTTTTGCTCTGGTTCAACTTCAAGTAGTGCTTGTTCAAGTGGAAATTGCAGTCAATTTTATTTAGACACATCAGCTATTAATATAGATTATACTGGAGTTGTTGTAGATGAAGTATCAAATGTAACTTTATATACAGGATCAAGATTATATTTATCTTCTAGCTTAGAATTAGCACCAGATGGGTATTATGTTTCTGGTGGTGTATTTTATAAAGTAGGAAATGGAAATTGTTGTGGTATAAATAATGGAACTTTTATATCTAGTGGAAGTTGTTCTGTAGCATGTTTATCCGTTACAGTAGACGCTTATGGACCTCCAGGAGGACAAGGTGGAACGACTAACCAATTTGGGGCATATGCTTCTATTCCTTATTCTGTAGGTAGCAGTATAACTGTAAATGGTACTTTAAGACAAACTGGAGGGCCAGGAAACTCAACATCATTTAGTTTAACAATAAATGCAGGACAAACATATGCTGAAACAGGTATGATATTAACAACAGGGCCTGCAGATAGTGCTGAGGTTATTAATGTAACATTTGGTTCTTGTACTGTAGATTATGATGGTATGACTTTAAACATTTGTAATTGCTAAAATAAATAATAATGCCACAATATACAGGATCGTTTAATATTAACTTTAGAAATGAACACACAGTTTACGAAAATTTTGTAAAATGTACTGTTGAGGAGAGTGAATACAATTTATCTTACAATCCTACTTTGTTATCTGATAGAACTAACTTATCATCATCATTGGTGAATTTTACAACTGGATCTAGTTTTAGACCTTATGTTACAACATTGGGTTTATATAATGAACAAAATGAACTTTTAATGGTTGCAAAATTTGGAAAGCCAATCCCTGTTTCGTCAGAAACAGATATGACTTTCTTAGTTAAATACGACACATAATGATTAAGTTAATTGATATATTAAAAGAAGCAATAAATACTATTCAGTATAAAAAACCTAATTTTGAAAATGAATGGATGGAAGCAAATCGTTATCCTGAATTTCAAAAAATGGGTAAGGAAAAATGGGTAGAATTAGCTCAACAAGGAAGTATTACTAAATTATCAAAAATAAAAAGTATTTTAAGTAATGTTGACTTAGATTTTGATAGCTTAGAAGATGGAAAAAAAGAACGTTTTGAAAAAGCTTTTGAAAAAGGTGTTATTGAAATGCCTATTGCAGTTAAATTTGGAGAGAATGAATATGATTTAGTAGCAGGAAATACTCGTGTTGCTGGATTAACTAAGAATCACATTGACCCAAGTATTTGGGTTGTTAAGTTATAAATAAAGTATAGTTATGGTACAAGTTAGCCCCGCTATGAAAGTGGAGGATTTGATAGACAATCCTAATTTTGTTATTGAGGATTTTGTAGGTTATGTTTATATTACAACCCACATTCCAACTAATCGTCAATATATTGGACGAAAAGCCTTCTTTCACAATACAACAAAGAAATTAGGTAAAAAAGAATTAGCAGAAATTCCTGTTACTAGAGGTAAACGCCCAACCAAAAAATTAGTTACTAAAGAAAGTGACTGGAAGACTTATTATGGTTCTGCTACTGAAATTAAGTTATGCAAACCAGAAGATATGATGCGTCACGTGTTACGTTTATGTAGAACTAAAAAAGAACTAACATATTACGAGGCGAAATATCTATTTCAATATAATGTTTTAGAAGATAGTCGTTTTATAAACGACAATATACTTGGAAAATTTTACAGCAAAGATTTGATTTTGTCATAATAAGATCGTATATTCCAGGTTATGGAAAATGCTGCCTTATTAGTATTAGTGGAATCGGTATTAGGGAAGGGACAGGTCACAAGTAAAGGTAACTATGCTTTTAAATGTCCGTTTTGTAATCACCACAAACAAAAACTAGAAGTAAGTCTACGCACCACTGCCAAAAAAGAAAATATGTGGCATTGTTGGGTATGCGATGCTAAGGGCAAAACTATACGCCAACTATTTAAACGCGCTAAAGCAACTCCAGATAAATTTAAAGACCTAAGTCTGCTAATTGTTCCCTCAGCTAATGAAGAACATGTAACTACAGATGCCCTCGTTTTACCCGCAGAATTCATAGCATTTAACGCGCATTCTACGTTTGTTACCGACAGAGTAGCTCAAATTGAATCTAAACACGCATTACGTTTCCTAAAGAAACGAGGCGTAACTATAGAAGATATTACTAAATATAATATAGGGTTTTGCAAGGATGGACCATACGCAGGTAGAATTATTATCCCATCATACGACTCAAATGGAATATTAAATTATTTCACTGCTCGTGCCTATAAAGACTCAGATCGCAAATATAAAAACCCACCTGTAGCATCTAAAGATGTTATTGGTTTTGAATTATATATTAATTGGGACGCACCACTCATACTATGTGAAGGTATGTTTGATGCTATCACAATTAAAAGAAATTGCATTCCATTGTTAGGTAAAGTATTACACAACAAATTAATGGAAAAAATAGTAAAATCAAGTGTTGATAGAATTTACATTGCACTAGATAATGATGCTAAAAAAGACGCCCTTAAACATGCTGAGAAGTTAATGTCGTATGGTAAGGAAGTTTATATGGTAGAATTAGAAGGTAAAGATGCAAACGAAATCGGATTTGAATCATTTTTAAATACTCTTGAGCAGACAGAACCTTTGACTTTTCAGAGCTTGCTTGAGAAAAAATTACAAAATATATGATAGACAAAAACGTCAACATCATTAAAGACCCAAAAATTAAACGCATTGTAGAATACAGTGAAGATAATAAGCAGGTAAACGTATTGGACCAAAGATTTTATAGACGAGAAGGTAAATATTACCCATCAGTGTCTAGTATTTTAAATTATTTTCCTAAAAACCAGTTCTTCCATTCTTGGTTGAAAGATGTGGGACATAACAGTGATATTATTGCTCAAAAAGCAGCAGGTGAAGGTACTCAAGTACACAATGCTGTTGAGGCATTTTTAAACGGAGAGGAAATTAATTGGCTTGATGAATATGGAAACGCTAAGTATAACTTAGATGTTTGGAGAATGATTCTTAAGTTCGCAGATTTTTGGAACACGCATAAACCAGAATTAATTGCAACGGAATACCATTTATTCTCAGACGAACATGAATTTGCAGGTACTGCGGATTTAGTTGTTCGTTTATTTGATAATATATGGTTACTAGATCTTAAGACATCAAACAGTTTACATACGTCATATGATTTACAATTAGCCGCTTATGCTACAGCCTGGAATGAAACTCACAATGAGAAAGTAACTCATACAGGTATTTTGTGGGTTAAAGCAAATACTCGTGGTGAAGGTAAAGGAGGAAAAATACAAGGTAAAGGATGGGAATTAAAATTCGTTAATGATATTGAAACTAATTTTCAAATGTTCAAGAACATCCAGAGCATTTATAAGTTAGAAAATCCTGATTCTAAGCCTATGACTGAATTATTACCAACATCGGTCAAAATTTCTTAATATATTTATGATTGAAACAAAAATCAAAAATTTGTTACCAACGTATAATAACAATATTATTCATAACGCTTTGAGCGGGGACACTATGTCTCCGCTCTTTTTTTTAACTAAAACAAAACACAGATGAAAAAAGCGATTTTATCGTTGATTCTTTCAGTATCAGTTTTAATGGGATTTGGTCAGGTTACCACTTCCTCTATTTCTGGTGTTGTTAAGAATGAGAAGCAAGAAGTATTAGTAGGAACAGTTGTAGAAGCAATACACGTCCCTACAGGTACAAAGTACAAAACCATTACAAACAAGAATGGTGTTTATGTATTACCTGCTGTTAGAGTAGGAGGTCCATACACAATCCATGCTTCGTTTGTAGGATTTAAAAAGAGTGAAGAAACAGATGTAAACGCTCAATTGGGTGTTGCTACAAACGTTGACTTTGCTTTAGTAGATGAGAAATCAACTCTTAAAGAAGTAGTTGTAAGCGGCACAAAATCAGGTTTATTCTCTAAAGAAAAAACAGGAGCTGCTCAACAATTTACTCGTAGAGAATTACAAGGCATTCCTATTGCAGGAGCTAGAACAATTGATGGTATTACCAAGTATAATCCATTTGGTAATGGTAATTCATTCGGTGCACAAGACTCTCGTTTGAACAACTTCACAATCGACGGTTCTCAATTTAACAACAACTTCGGTTTAGGTTCTTCAGCAGCAGCAGGTGGCCGTACAGGCGCTTCAGCAATTTCGCTTGACGCTATTGATCAATTACAAGTTAACGTAGCACCATTTGACATTCGTCAATCTGGATTTACAGGTGCTGGTATTAACGCTGTTACAAGATCAGGTACAAATGAAATTGAAGGTAGTGTTTATCAAACACAACGTGATAATTCATCTCGTTATGTAGGTGACAATGCACGTGGTACAACAGTTACAGCAGCTAAATTTGATGAAAAAGTACAAGGTTTTAGATTAGGTTTACCTGTTATTAAAAACAAATTATTTTTGTTTGGTAACTATGAAGGTATCGTAAGAACTGAACCTGGTACAACTTGGATTTCAGCAGGATCTCCACTTACAGGTACTCAAGTATCTCGTGTGAAGTATTCTGACATGGAAACTTTATCTAAGTTCATGAAAGAGAAGTTTGATTATACTACAGGTCCTTGGGAAGGTTACTCAAATCAAAATTCATCAAACAAATTCTTGATTAGAGCTGACTGGAATATTAACGACAAAAATAAATTAACTGCTCGTTATGTTCACCACAATTCATCTGCAGAGATTAACGTTTCAAACTCTCAATCAGCAGGTGCAGGTAATAGAACAACTCAGTTTAATGCTATGTCTTTCCAAAATAGTGGTTACATCATTATGGATAACACTCGTTCAGCAGTGTTGGAATTGAACTCTAAATTATCAAACACTTTACACAATAACTTAATCGTTTCTTACGATAAGCAAATTGAAGATAGAGCGTATATGAGTAATATGTTCCCAACTATTGACATCAGAGATGGTTCAGCTACTTACACTTCTGTAGGTTTTGATCCATTTACTCCAGACAATAAATTAAATTATTGGACAATTAATGTTACTAATAACTTAACTAAGTATTTAGGCAAACATACAATTGTTGGTGGTTTTAATTTCCAACAATATCAGTCTAATAACTTATTCTTCCCTGCATCA